ACCAGTGATTGTTGCTCCACCACCAATAGTTGGGATTGTCACATCAAACTTAGTTGCAGTAAAATTCGATGAATCTATAACTGTAAACGTGTCATCCGTAGGTACAGTTCCTGAGTTGTAGGTTAAAAAGTCACAGAATAGTTTTTGTCCGATTTCTAGATTATGTCCACCTGAAACTGTGATAGTACATACAGCTCCAGTCGCTGAATATGTGGCAGTAGTAGCAGTAACAGCATCTAATTTTTGTATAGATCTCTTCGAATATGTAAACCAAATCTCATCAATGTATGCACCACTAATTGAAGTATCTGTTAATGCAGAGTCAACATCAAATACTTTTGTTGCATTACCAACAGCTGTGGGAATTAAACTTGTCAGAAATGATTGTCCAGACGAAACTGTACATAGTGTCGAATTCGTTGCTGGGCGGTCAACCATTAACGGTTGTTTGTTTGAACTACTACTTGCCACTTTTATTTATTCATAGGACTTAATTTAATTATATAGGAAGGCTTTTTTACTTATCTTTTTTATCTTCTTTTTTATTTTTAGCCATCTTAGACTTTTCTAAAGCTTCTTTACGCTTTTCTTTATCAGACATTTCTTTGCCATCTTCTTTCTTTTTATTCTTATTTTTAAAATACTCTAATAATTGTGGAGGCATTTTACCTTTTTTGTCAGCCATTTAGTTTTCTTCCTCCCTCTCTATTGGAATGTCTAAAGTTTGAGTAAACCGTTTTGGTAAGTTAGTACCTTTTGTATAAGAAAAAGGTGCTTCATCAGGACGAACAGAAAATAAATCTACTCGTTTTTCTCCTGCCATTCTAGTACGCCTTCTACCTTTGAAAGGACTAGCCTTTTGTCTTTCTCTTGGACTTATAATATCCCTATCTCTTTTAATACCTAAAGTATATCCAAGTTTAGTTGAAGGTAAAACCATTTTTATCTATGACTTACTTCTAAAAGGAGTCTAGTGCCAACAGCTACATCAGCAGGTCCAGGTAATGCTTGTATAAATTCTGCACCTTCTCTATTAAATCTATATCTTGCTTGAGCTGGATTTCTATAATTAGGAACATATAAATGCATCGCTAATCTATCAGTTTCATAAATATAAATTTCTGTCCAAGTTTTTAAAGTTTCACGAAAATCTGAAGTTGCAACTGTTCTATCAACGTCACCAGCTATACTCTCAATTCTATTTCTTGGAACAGTATCATTATTAATACTTCCAGTCATGTCGGTACGCTTTTCAGCTTCGTCACAACGACCTAACTGCTCAACAATTTTACTGACCCAAAAAGAATCTTGAACATTGTTAATTGCCTCTTCTAATCGAGCTTGGTCACCAGCAGGTATTGAAGTTAAGTTATAACCCAAATGCCAACGTACTTTTGACTGTATAAAGGTATCGAGCTTCATTCAAACAAGTAAAATTTACCTGTAACTAGTCTACTCTTACTAAGTTTTCTTTAAATATCTCATCCCAATCGATACGTTTAATTCCTCTTAATTGTTCTAATTTTGTAAATCTTTCTCCAGTAAGTGTAGTTTGTAAATCTTTTATATCTCTTGCAGTTTTTAATCCAACCCCAGGTAATGTATCTGCTATCTGTCTAGCACCTGCAGTATTTATATTTAATCTTGTGTCATAAGGAAAAGTTTCTTTATTACTGACTTTTGCCTCTTTATCCCCAGTTGCTTTTAAATCTGCTTTTAGTCTTTCTTCTGTTTTAATTTTTTCAGAAGTAGCTCCTACACAAGGTATTAAATCTTCATCATTTACATACTCAGCTTCATCATTAGCATTAATGACCATTGAAACTCCCTCTCCATGTTGAGATACCTTCTCTACTATTCCCCCAGTAATCTTGTGTTGATACAACATAATTAAAAAAAATCCTTCTTTAAATAGCTTAACTCAATAAATTTTTCTTGACAATGAAAAAGCGAGCCATAAAGACTCGCCCTTCATATTAACTATTAACGATATTACTCGTCGTTACCACCTGTCTGTGAAGCAAAGTCAATGAATCCTTGGATATCATTGAAGCTTACACCAGCAGCAGGGCGTAGGTAATTAACACGGCATAGAATATATGCTGCTTTACCTGCAGTGTGATCATCATCAGAGATGAATAGACCATCACCATCAACTGAAGTACCTGTTACAGCATTAACATTATAAATTTTAAATGTTGTGTTTGCAGTAACTTTATACATCATGGAGTTTGCTGCATTAGCTGCAGTAATACCACCACCTGTAACTACTGTCCAAAATGGTAGTCTTCCAACACCTACGTTTGATGTACCTTGAGCAATGGTTGTGCCACTGAATGTCAAAGTACTTGTAGCTGCTGCTAGACCATTTTGCTGAGTTGAAGGAACTCCTAAAGGAGCACCACCGTTATCAGGACCAAGTAATATTAACTCGGTATTAGTACCACCAATATCTGCTGTCACTGGGGAAGCAGGGAAAGATGGAAGACCACCTGCTGGTATGTCTTGACCTATAGCTATAGAAGCTCCATAGATGTATGCTGGTCTATCTGAACTAGCATTTACTACTAAGCTGCTACGGTCATTACGTACACGATCATCAGGACGACGATCGGGAGAGGGGATTGTGATGTTAAAGCTCTTGTGGTTTGCTTTTGAACCTGACTTATTAGAAAGCTTGTGAAATCCAATAAGTTCAAATGCTTCAACTCCAGGCCAGCCCTTAACACCTTCATGGTTGAAAGATGATAAACGACTAATCTGATTACCTGGTTCTAGGATTGCTCCTGCGTCACTCTTGTAAGTTGCCATTAGTTAATCCTCCTTATTCTGTAATTGTGAAGGAAGTGGTAATGAAGTCCTTATTCAAGTTCGCAAAACCAGCATAAAGCTGCCAAATAAGAATAATGAATCTTGAGAAATCATCATTATTGTTGATTAAAACTTGAGCGTTAGGACCACCGATACCAACACCAATTGCCTGTGGACCAAAGAACAATCCTGCTGGAGTTGTTCTAGAGGATGCACCGTTTCCATCTCCAATATCGACCGAAATTGTCTTAGATGGGAAGTTTGTAGATTCAAAGAATCTTACTCCTTCAAACACGAATCCAGAAGGCATAACAGGCTCGCCTGCTACGAACTGAGCTTGTCCATACTGTCCACCAGCATAGATTGCTTGGTTAGGAGCACCAGCACCCATTAAAGGTGAACCTTGTCCCATTCCTGGATATCTTGCTACTTCACGGAAGCCTTGATCGGCTCTTAGATCTTTCATGAATGAAGGATCTGCAATACAGCGATAGTAACCATCTGCGAAGACTGGTACATGACGCTTTCTTAGACTTTTAACGACTTCAAGTAAGTCAGTCTTAACATTGAACTTAAAACGCTCAGAAGCATATTCTGTAGCTGTATAAGCATTAAGACTGGCTCCACCAGCAGCTTTTGCTTTGCCGTTAGGGTAGTAGTAACCACCTTGTGTATCAGAAGATTGACCACGAGATTCAGATTTGAATAGCTCATCAATGAATACTCTGTCTCTCCATCTTCTATAATCATCTAATAAAGTCAGTGAACCAATTGATTGATGGAACATATTAAGGTTCCCAGTATCAAGCAGCAAACGCTGAGCTGTCATTAGAGTTTCTCTAGCAATTTTGAATGTGCTAGGAAGAGTTGTATTATTAGGGTCAGCTGGACCTGTATACTCTCTAAGAGATACAAGTACCTTGTCCTTCACGATAGATCTGCTGTTAGCAGTTCCAATGGTTTGATCCTGAGTTCTTTCTCTCGAAGTCTTCGTGCCAGGGTTTCCAAAGAAACGGTATCTATCTAGTTGAACGGTCTGCCCTGGCTGCTTAGTGAAGTCATGCACTACCACAGGCTCGGAAGCCATTTCAACGATGTACGCTGGATGAGGTCTGTATAACTCGGCACCAAGCAGCTTCGGAAAATCGTTATCTATAAACATTTTTTAGAAGTCAGCTAGGTTTGCTGATAGCGAACACGGAATTGTGTTCTTT